GGTCTGAACTTCCTGAACGTGTTTCCGACTGAGCATCCACCCGCAAACGTGACTACGAGTAGCGCTACCATCCAGATCGTGTATTGGGTTGTAGTCAACATTCCTTATCTCCGTGGTATGTACATGTAGATCAGTGCACCGGCTACGAGCACCGATGCACCAATGCTCATGTAGGTTAGTGTGCTAAAGATTGGATGCGTGTCATCGCTTACGTACGGAATGGCTTCGTGCACCGCGTTGGCTTGCGCCTCGATGCTGTCGAGCTCGGCGCTCGCCCGCACCAGGTACGCACGCGCCAGCGCTGCACTGGCCGCGCTCGATGTCGCTGCCTGTGAAATCCTCGCCGTCTGCGAAGCGCAGCCAGTCAATAGGCAAGCGACGATTACGGCGAGGTAGATCACGTCATGATCGCCTGAAATGCCAAGTTAACGGCGAAGCGGTAGCCAGCCTGACTCAGATGCGCTTCGACAGTTCCGTATTTATCGCTATAACTGGTGCCCGTTGGCGTGATATTTACAAAGTGAACTACAGGATCTCCAACAAGTGAAGAACTTGCGGCCGCGTTTGCTCCCGTTGGCGAGAATGTCGATGTCGAATGCGAGACGGTGCAAATGATCCCCAGGTCAGCGGATACACCTCCAGCACTTGCCCACGCGGTCTTGCATTGCGCGATGATTAGATTTGTGTTCGTCACATAATTGGCAGTGCAAGTTGCTGTGCCATCGTTGATTCCCATGTTTATGAACACGATGACGCGCTTCTTAGTTGCTCCTGCCGTTGTCTGTCGCTCGATCGCTTGCTTGAAATAGGTGGCAAGCGTAAGACTTCCACAGCCTGTTGCATCAGATAGCGATGCGGCAATGACCGATGTAGTGCCGCCTGAATAGTTTTGCAAGTTGGTCACTGCAAATCCCGGCACACCCGAACGGAAGATAGAACGCATCAAGCAGATCACCGGGCCAGTAGCGGTGGTGTTGGCGTTAAAGGTTGCCGCTTGTTCTAAACGCGTGCCGCTTGCCGACCAAGATTTATCCAGTATCTGAATCGTCGGCGTAGATGTTGCGTTGTGAACATTGTTGTTTGCTTCTGCCGAAGCATCAGCGCCTGACACGGCAGCGTAAACCCACGTGCGCACGACTGCTGTGCTTTGATTGATACCACCTACAAGAACGAGTCGAAACGTAGCCGCATGTTGGCAACTTAGCGCAGTTGATACGCTTGAGTTGTGGCCAAACTTCATCCAAGTATCTGTATACGCTTGAGCACTTGTTGATTCTAAATACGCGGCTTCTTTAGTTGCTCCCGGTGAAAGCAGTCCGCGCTTCCAAATGTTGTCAAGCAAAGTAGTTCTATTTGCTGTACCCGTGTAATGCTTTGACCACACATTTCCGTAGGTTGTCGCAATGACTGTTTTTGCTAGTCCATAGTTCCCGCTAGAAGGAGCACCGCCTTTTAGTTGGGTGGTAGTGTCGGAACCAGTTTCAGCAAATTGCGTTCCGTATTCGTTGACCACATTATCAATCGCGAGACTATCCCACAAACCTCCGGCGTATCCACGCGCGCCAGTTGCGTCGTAGTTTCCTGCGTTTGAATCACCAATCACGAAGAAGTCGCAGTAGCCAGTGCCCGCGAGAAGGTCAGTCATAATTGACTTCACTTGGGATCCACCACTGAGCATCGCTTTGCGGAAGAATGAGGTGTACATCAGATGGTCTCCGCTGAGGTGCGAAAGCCGATGGTGGCTACGTGCTTGTTAAGTGACGGCGTAGTTGAGTTGTGCAAATGAATTACTAGCGTGCCCCACGAGTTGGATGGGTAGAGGTCGGTAGCGGTCGCGGAAAGCGTCAGGACGAACGTGCCCGACGCGGCAGTGCCAGTGACTGTGCCGGTAGTTGCCAGTGCGTAGGAACCCACTGACACGTCGCAGCGCACGTTGTAGCCGGTGTAGTTAAACGCCGTGGAAGTTCCTTCTGTTTGGATGGTTCCATCGAGCGTCCACTCTTCACCAGGGACAATGACTACGGACGGGTAACTGAGCGCTAGGTCTAGGTTTGGCATTAGGTGCACCGGATAGGGTTTGGTCGATCGAAGAAGGGGTAGGCCTTGCCGAATGAGTCGTAGACCACATAAACCAGGACCTTTGCCTCGAGGCTTGTAGTGGTCCAGGCGCTGCCGACGTACTTGCTGCCGACTGGCCCGACAGTTGCTGCCGGCGTCACCGAGATATTCATGCCGTCCACCTCGGTCGCCGTGTTGTGTTCCTCGCGGATGTTGCGGCAGTTCGTGTAGCTGAACCGAGAATCCGTGGTGCTCAAAGTGATGCCAGTGCTCGCTACGCCGGGTGGCGTCCACAGTTTGATCGTGTAGTTCCACCGGTGCGCCGCGCCGCTAATTAATGTCGCACTGACGATCTCACAGAGCCCCTGTGTGACGATCTGACCTTTGATGACCTGTTGGTCTGCCCACACCATAGCTTCGCCGTAGCGGCTCGCAGCGTTCGCGGCAGCCTGCCAACCATTGCACACCACGGCATTTGCCTTGCCGTACATACCGCCGTGGAACAGTGGTTGCGAGTAGGACATTAGTACAGCATCGGCGGATAAGCCTTGATCAAATCGCCTTGAATGGTGGTAGGCAGGAAAGAAGTGTTGAAATCAGTTGTGCTTGGGTAGCGCTGATACCAAGCCACCTTGTCGCATTGCAAGACTTGCTGTCCAGCGACGCTCACACCAGGCAACAGAATCGGCTGCCCGGTTGGGTTTGGGACCGGCATCTGCTCGACGTGATAGAACGAATCGAACACCCAAGTATGCACCAACCGCCAGATCTCACGGTCTAGAGTCGCTGAGCAACCTTTGTAAAGCATTGTTCCAATTGACGCATCCATAAACGCGACGCTGTTTCGCTTGTTAATAGCGTCAAAGAACGTCTGGAATGGCGGATCGACTGGCGTGGTGGTCGAGATCGACGGCGTCCGGTCCCACTTGTACTCCAGCTGCCTGGTGATCTGCGGGAGTTCCTTGGCACGCGGCGCGCCATTCAAATCGATCCGAGTGCCACCGATGTCGGCGGACGGTGGCCATGTAACAGTGCCATTGGTTGGAAGTGTTACGCCGGTGCGATACTCGGCGTATTGCCGGCCACTGACCGCTAGTGTGTGCTTTGCACCGTAGCCCTGCTTCGTGGCGTCGATCGGGCTCATCGTGAAATACACCGCCGTTACTCGCCATGTGTACGGAACGGCCGGCTCAGGCACAGCATTCACGGAACGGCACACCATTGATGCGATGCCGGTATTCATGGACGTACCGGTGGGCTGATAGATTGCAACCGGCGGGCGCGTTTGCACCATCGGCATTCCGGTCTGACTCAGCACCGCACCGTCACCAGGGTAATTCTCGCCAGCAGTAGTCGGCTCCCAATAGGCCAAGTAAACCGCCGTCAACGTTGTTTCATCGACGTTCTCGAAGTTCCACTGGCGGGAGTCTTTGACCTCAATTATTCCAAGAGTGCCCATTACTGTGCTCCCCCGCGTAATGATCTATCGATTGACCGTAGATGCATAATCTGCTCCGCGCTTCCTTGTGCACCAGGACCGGCAGTGTTCTGGTACGCAAAGTTCTGCGCATTCCCAAGTTCCCCAAGTTGTGAGCCAGCCGCACCGGCAGTCGCAGCTCCGCCGGCAAAGTCACCGCTTAGAAACTGTTCTACCGCAGCGATCCCGGTTGCCGCAGACTCAAGAAGCATATTGGTGGTTGCTGTCAGGTTGCCGCTAAATCGAGCCGTAGCACCCATGCCGGCATTGATGCCGCCAGCGTTGCGCTCGATGCGCGCAGCCGCACCGGTGGCAATGTCGCCGGCAGCCTGGGAGGTCTGGATCGATCCAGGCGTGACAGCCGCCCCGATCTTTATATCCGCCTTCATCTTCTCAGCGTTCGCCAGGTTCTGCGCGCCCATCGCAGCGCCCGAATACTTAAGCGCCGCGCCGTTCAATTCCGCCATCCGGCGCTCAACACCACTGAACACCTGCGAGATCCCCTGGAACGCCATCTGCGTCATCTGTAGCGTGGCAGTGATCCCAGCAGCAGCCGCGCCACTCCGGGCTGTCTTATTCAGCTTGCCGAGTTCCGCGGTGGTCTTAGCGACGCCACGCGTGATACCGCTGGTATCCATCTCCGCGTATATCACCGATTTCATACTCTTATCTGCCACGGTTTATGCCCTTCTTTCGCAACCATGGAACCAATTCAGAAGGCCGCTTGTGAGTCAACGCGGACGCAATGATCGTCAGTAGGTATTCGCACCGTTCATCGGTGGTCAGTTCCTCCGCCAGTCCTGCGTCCATTTGCATCCTCATTTCGGGGCTTGCGTTTCGATAGAGCCGCTTGGTAGCGGCGTTGTAAAACGGGGACGGTTTACCTCGTCAATCAGAGCGCTTGCCACCTCGTGATCGAGCGCGCCAACGTCCGCACCAGGCGCGAACAGCGGCGAGCCATCCGGAAGCGTGAATAGCCGGGTCCACCAAAACGGCAAATCTCCGGCCAGTGAGATATCCGCCAGGGTCGCACGCCGTACCACCACCGGCCCAATGCCGACGATCTCCACCGTGCGCGGTGCTGTCGCGATGATCTTGGACGGGTCTAGGCTCACTGCTGCTCCCAGCTCAGTTCCCAAGTTCCGGCGCCGGTTCCGTCATCGCTGAATGATGCCGACGTGATCTGCACGTTCCAGTCAGCAGCCGTTCCGTCCATCGTATTACGGTAAGTCTGGTTCCCCTGGTCAACGTACTTCAGTGTCAGTACAGCCCCAACACTGAGTAGCAACGTAGTCGGCATCAAGTGTGCGCGCAGATTGTCATCCACTATGGAAGTCTGACGGAACAGCGTCAGTGATCCGGAAACGCGGGTGCGACCGGGCGCGTACTTCTTGCGCCAGTCGCCGATCGCCGTCACTTCGAGCGAGTCCTTCTCGATGTTGAGCGTGAAGCTCTTCACCTGGATGGTCATGCCACCGGCTGCCGTGAAGCCCGAGAAGGTGATTGCGCCGCCGTAGCCTGATATAAGAGCCATTAGATGTCCTTCGCCAAGATGGTTAGTACGAGAGTCACGACGCGTTCGGCGTCACTTTGTCCGTCATCCGGTGCGTCGGTCCGTGCGCTTGCGCTCACAGCCACCAGCACCAGTGTGATGTCATTCACGTTGTCCACTACGTTTCCGCTGAACTGAGCCAGTAAATCGTCAGCGACGTCCCAGGCATCGATGGCTGTATTCGCCACGCACTCGGCCGTCACCTGCATCGTGTAGTGGCCTGCGAGTTTTGATGGCATCGATACCTCGACATCCATCTGCGTAACCTCGTAGACGATGTACGGGGTCGGATCGCCGGCACGGCGCAGACCAACCGACACGTCCGTCTTGGCGCTACTGATCGCGAGGTACAGCGATTTAATGGCAGATAGGAGGCCCACTATTTACCCCCCAGCAGCTTCTTGGCTTCCACCAAGACTTCGCGTGCCATTGCATCCGTGATTCGTCCGATCGCCGATTGTGCCCAAGACCGCGCCCGCCCACTACCGGGGATGCGTCGCGCGCCACCGCGTGCCACTCGGAACCGTGGTGATGTCCACCGGCCAGTGGCGTCGCGGTCCTGCTGCTTCGACCAGGTGTTGCCCTTGCCTGGTGAACGGTTTGCTGAGTTGGTGTATTTCTGCTCGCCCTTGCCGCCGTGCTTGTAGCCCTGCTCGAGCAAATGGAACACGCCCTGCCGGCCCCGCGCAGCCTTGCCGCCCTTCTTGCCGTATCTCACGCCCAGCTGCGCGATCAGTTTGGCTTCGGGTCCTGCCCCACCGCGCTTGATCACGATGCCTACGGCGCTCGCCATTGCCTTCCGGTGGAGGTTCTTGCCGCGATATGGTCCAGTGCCGACTACGCCGCGAAGTTCCGTCACGAACGGACGTAGCGCCCTGCGGATGCCCGTGCGGCGCGCCTTCTCATTGAGTTCAGCGCTCAGCCGGCCAAGCGCCGCAGCCACGGTCGAATTGTCGACCTGCAAATGCATTTGCGTCGCGCCCGAATTGACCGCCGCCCGTCGGTACGGCGTTGAAATCGGACTCATGTCGCGGTCATGTCGCCTCATTGCGTCACCTCCGTCGCAATTACGCGCAGACGCTTCTTGCGCCCACTGTCCGGGTCCACCACGCTCGATACGTTGTAGGTCGTCCCGTCCAGGATGAGCCGACTGCGTGCGTTGATGATCGGACTCCACGCTGTCTCAATGTCCAGGTCAGTCCGGATCGACACGCCGAGATCGTCAACCACTTCCCGCTGCGTGGGTTTGATCATGCCGCGAACCGTGCCGACAGTTAGCCAGGACAAATCTGCCTGGCCAAGTGCGTCAACCGTTTGGGTAGACGTTTGCACGGTGAAGACTTCGCGCCAGAATCCACAGCCGGCCATAGATCATCCGATCGATTGGTCTGAGTGCATCCGCCGTATGGTCTGGATGAACGGGTGCGGCTCGGGGGTCACGGCGTCATCGCCGCGCCACGGTTCAAGGCCACCGACTTGGAGCCGGATAGCCATCCACTCTTCCTCCGACATCAGCGCTACGCCACGATTGGTAGCAGCCTCCCACATGGAGATTGCTGCTCGCAATGCCGCAGCCACGGCCACATCGTCCTCACGATGGCTCTTTTTTAACCATGCCCTGCAGTCGTCTAGCGTCGTCGGTATTGCTGACATGGTTTCCTATACGGCGGGGGGGAAGGTCCGAAGACCCGCCCCCACCGCTGCTGAGAGGATGATTAGGAAGCAGTGACTTGCAGCTGCACGATCGCCTTCGCGCGGGTGAACGCAGAGTTGGCGAACATGGTGCCCTGGAACTTGACCTGACCGCTACCGGCCAGAGTCAGGGCATCCCTGTCGATGTTCATGCCGGACCACTCCCGGGCGCTGAATGCATCTCGCACGTTGCCGCAGATCAGCATGGTGTTCACGCCGCTGGCTGCAACAAGCTTGTAAGCCGGTGCAAACTCGGTGACGTACACCGGCAGACCCATGAGTGTGAACGATCCGCCAGCCACGCCAACTGCATCGGCGGACGGAATGAACACTGGGACGTTGTTGATCGTCAGGCCACAGATTGCCGCGTAAACGTCTTGCGACATTACCCATGCGCTTGAGTTCCAGTACGACGCCGGCAAGAGGCTGTATCGCATCTCGCGCAGATTCGCAACAGTCACGCCGGCAGTGATGGCCGTCGCACGTGTTGCACCACCAGCAGCAACAGCCTTGACGGTTGCGGCAGACGTGGTGGTGAAGAGTCCGACCGGCTGATGCGTGGTAGCGCCGTTTGTACCAACAGTTCCAAGTCCGCCAACGTAACCGAACTCAAGGTTGCGTGCGAATTGTCGCATCAGGTTGTCGACGATTTCAGCCTCGACATCGAAGTTAGCCTGGGCAAGAAGTTGCTTGGTGACGCTGGTGTACGGCAAGCACGCTGCAGGAGTCAATGGAACTTCAGCGAACGCCGGATTGATTTCCGTGCTGGCCTGCGTTCCGGCATCACTGACCGTCCACGCTGAGGTGTAAGCGGAAGTTTCGAGCGTGTTGTAGCGGAGCGTTTGGTAGCCCTGCACACCAGTGCGAAGCTCAGCGAGGTTGCGAACAACAGTCGCAGCGTCGATGTACTTCATGATCATGTCTTCGTACAGCTTCGGAATCATCACAGCACTGCTGTCCTGACTCTTCAATGCTGCACGCACTTCAGGCTGACGGCCGCCGCGCATGTAGCCCATCCACTGGTCGCGGTAATCGTCGGTGCTGCGGTACTCATCGCGCTGGTTGCGGCGATCAATGGTGCGCTGGATCGGGGTAGCAGCCTCGCGGATGCCATCAGCGGCAGCCATCGCGGCATCGCGCGCCTCGAGGATCTCTTCGATCTGTGCGACGATCTCGGCGCGGTTCTCTACTTCAGTGCCTTCGACGTTCTGTGCGCGCAGTTCTGCGAGCTTTGCATTCATGGTGCGGATGTTCATTGGCTTGATTACCTTTGTGATTACTGGCGTTTCTTGTGACCGGACTTGAGCAGTGGTGGCGTTGTATGCACCCTGCTCGACGATTGAAATTTCTCTGAGATTGACTGAATTGAGCGTGCGCTTATCGCCGGACCACGAATCCCCACCAGCAGGAACGTGGAATCCGAAAGACATTTCAGACACAACACCGCGCTTCACCAGGTCGAGCACCCCGGCGTCACGCTGCGAATCGCCGAGCGTGGCGGTGTATTTCAGACCTTGATCGTCTGATTCGAGCGTTAGTGTGCCGCTCTTGGTGTTGGCGAGAATCTGCTTTGAATCGTGCATGAACCACAACGATGCACCGGCTGCGATCGATGCATCAAACGCACCAGGCGCGATCCGCTCTATGAATGTGCCCTTCGCACCCATGAGCGGCTTGCTCCATGAGTTGTAAAGAGCCGCGTAACCGGTGATGGTCTTGCCTTCAACAGCACCGATAGATGCCTGACGTGTTTCTAAATCACTCATATGGTGGGTCGCCTTCCTCTGCGTCTGCGAGATTCGCAGCGGGTGTAATGCCGGAGATCACCGGCGCCGGATCGTCAAGGCCTGCAATTCGTGGCAGCCCGAGCCGCACGCGTGCGTCGTTCGGAGCCAGCACGCCGATACCAACCAGCGCTGCGTACGCCTTGCCGGCCGTGCGGAAGTCGCCCTGTGTGATGGGGACAAGATCGGTAGTGATGCGTTCACCAGGTGGAAGTAGTTTGCGGGAGAACTCGGCATCAATGCCGGCGCAGAACGGAGCAAGGCAATGCGTGACGTACGCCTGGGCTATCTCTGGTTGCGATCGCCCTTCACCCTGGCCGAGCAGTTGAGCCGGCACGGAGAATGCCCGAGCGACTTCCTCAACACCGAGGCGTTTGCATTCCATCAGTCGCGCCGCGGCATCCGCTGCCATCTGATTGACCTTCATGCCTTCGCCAAAGAACGCCGGGAAGCCAAGTTTGTCTGCGCCACTGTGTTGCTCTGCCCACTTGGTACGCATCGAATCGCGCGCCGTGGCAGTGAGTGGCCCGGGGTGCTCGATCGCAAGCTTTCCGACAAAGCCTGATTTAGCCAGTTCCTCGATCGCTTGGTCCAGAATGGCTTGAGTCCCAAGCACGCGAGAGCACTGGTCGATAGGAGACACCCCGAGCCAGGGGGAGCGAGGGTCCGTCGAAGCCCTCACATGAACGATGGAGGAATCGTCCACAACCTGTCGGTCGATTATGTAGCGTGCCTGCGTTCCCTTGATCTCTACGCTGACAGCGCTCGGGTCAATCGGTTCAAGGGCCACTGGGTCGCCGGTGCGAAGATCACGCCGGATAAACAGGTAGCCGTTACCGAAGTAGAGAGCCGACGCAGCCAACCACCGACGCACTTCGTACCCGCTCAGGAACGAACTACTGTCCCCTCTGAGCAGATCGATGACAGGCGAATCCTTGACGATGGATCCATCACGTCGCGTTACGGTGAGATCCAAGCGCGCTGAATCTGTACTGATCAGATTCACGGCACGCACAATGGCGGGGCAGCCGAGTAGATCAGTGGACAGCGTTGTCAGCGTCAGCGGTGTGAAGCTGATCAGCGTTTGCGCTTGTGACCGATAGAAGAATCTGCCGAACCATGACGCCATTCCCGTACTACACCACGGTATTTCACGAATGCAATAGCGCCTACATACACCGCGTCAACAGCGTGTAGACACTATTTCAGATTGTGTATGCGGCGTACATACGCGCAGTAATCAGAAGCCGGCTTGAGTCTCGTACATACTGCCTCCCATGATCTGCAGATCGTTCAACACGCGCGCCGCCATGACCTGCGCGGTGAGTGCATCGATGTTGCTGGTGCTCTTCTGTTTCACCGGCATGGCCAATCCAGTGAGTCCGACATAGAGCCGAGCCGACGCTAGGCACGCTCGCAGCACTGGGTCCGGCTTGCATCGGATGCGTTCGGCGCGAATCCAATCGCTCCAAACAGCCCAGCCACCACCCATCCACACGATTGTCTGCGGCGCTTTGTGCCATTTCCAGCCGTGTTTGCGCTCCATTTGGGCAGCCCAAGCGCTGGCTTTGCCCACCGGATCGGCCACGAAAGCGCGGATATCGTAGGTCCGGCAGATCTCCACAAGCCTTGCTTCGACCAGATCGAGGTCGATTGTCGGCCCTCCAGCCAAGGAAAGTGCGTGATCGTCCACCCATTTCTGCAGTGGTTGGCGCGTGCGCTTCTCATCGAACGCGATATCAGCGCCGGCCCACCAGTGGTAACCACGCGTATGCACCTTCGTCCCATCCCACACCGCCAAGCAAAGCGAGGTTAGATCGCACTGCGATCCAAACGCGAATCCCCCCTGGCTAAAGTCCACCGCCACCACGCCGGCTGCACCGGCCAACATATCCCAGTCCTCGTCAACCGAAACGCGGTCAAGCAGCTCAAGCGGCAGCGCGCCGGCAAGGTCATCAGTGAACGTGGCGAGTTCTTGCAGCCATGTTTCTTCCCGTGCTTTCGGGTCTGCGGTCGCCAGTGCGTTCGCGATCTTGTCACGGATGACGCGAATGCCAGCGCCAAGCACACCGGCGCTCGGGTTGGCGTGCTGCACCGCCAGGTCAGAGTCCGGAACATCGTCCGTGTCCATGCCCCACAGCATCGCCCACCAGCCCTCAGGTAGCGGCGTCCCCTGGTCAATCGCAAGTTCACACGCTTGCCAGTAGGGCCAGAGTTCGCGCGACTTCTGATCGCGATCGGGCGTGGTAATGAACAACATCTGACCCGTCGGTGACTTGGTGACCGATGACATCCCGCGCAGGATTGCCGCGTCCATGCGACTAGCCTCATCCGCGATCAGAAGCCGCGGGACCAGGCCGTCCATACTTTGATCGGTCGATGGGAACGCGTTGAATACAGCCTTCTTGTGTTGGATCAAACCGGAGGTAGTGGAAGCACCACCACCCACCGAGCGCCACCGGTCCTCGCCGTTGTGCATCTTGGCGATGCGCCCGTGGATGATGTTGGCTTTCATTTGGTTGGTCGCCACCGCGCACAGTTCCATGTCCTCGCCGGTGGACAGCAGCCACTCGAGCAGCGCCACCACTAGCCCCGTCTTCCCGGCTCCACGGGCCACCGACCACAGCGCGTAGCGCGTAGCCGGAGTGCCATCGTCCGCACGCCGGCGCGCCAGCAGCACCGCGCATACGTGCACTTGCCACGGCAGAAGCTTCATGCCCATGACCTGAGCGCGGCTCACGAACGCGTCCAGCTGCGTGCCGTCCCAGGCAATGCCGTGTTCACCTGGTGCGTCGCGCTCTGCCAGGTAACGGGCGCACGCCGCCTTGATGCGCTTCGGCGCCGGCAAGGTCCCGGCGATTACGCCCCGGGCGTACCCATCCGATCGCTCCATAGCGGTGTCTACGCGTTGAATACTTGCAGCCCCGGGATCTTCCTGCGTGCCGATGCTCCCACAAGGCGGTGCCCAACGGACGGGGGTACCCCCCCTACCCAAGGGGGGGGGCTCGATTATTATGGACGCGACTTGCTTTGGTTTCCTCTTTCGAGTTCCTCGTGGCACGCTCGGCACACTGCCATCAGGTTCCTTGGGTCCATCTTCAGAGCAGGGTTGATCTCCAGCGGCACGATGTGATGCACCTCGTCGCTCGGTGCTATTCCGCACCGTTGGCATAGCGGGTTGTTCTGCCTGAGCTTCAGGCTCAACCTCGTCCAGCTGCCGCCATAGCCCAATCGCCTGCCACGTACTTCTGAGACTAGCGCCGCGTACGGCGATTTCCACGTCCTCATCTTTCATCTCCTTGCCTTTGTTGGTGACGGGTGACGCTTGGTGACGCTTGTTTGCATATGAGTAGCCACGGGCGCGCGCGTGCGCGTGCGTGCTATGTCAGAAAGAAGCGTCATAAGTGTCACCAACTGAATTAATCCACGTTCTGTAGTTGGAATATTGCCAAATGTCGATTTCATAATGTGTCACCCGATGTGTCACCATGTGTCACTAGCGTCACCCCTGAGAAGCCCCGTGAGTGCTTCGTACGCTCTGCAACGATCCCACGGGCCTTTAGGTCTGGCCCGAGCCGCCTCATGCTCTTTGGATGTATGCCGTTCTGAGCGCACCAGTGGCTCCACGACGCCATGATCTGTGCGCTGCTTACCCATCCACTCTCCACCCGCATGGTGCAATCCTGCAGCCAAGCGCCAACAGTGTCCTGATCATCGAGGTAGCCAGCCGTTGCCTTCAGGATCGATTCCGGTGGACGCAAGCCGCCAAGAGTCGCCCATTCCTCAAAGCCCTCCATAGCCCAACGTAGGACGCCTCCCGCCTCCTCCCTGAGTTTCGCTCCCAGGTCGCCATCCGGCTTCTCTGGCTTGTTGGTGAATGGCACCATGCACAGCCGCCTTCGCATGGCATCGTCAACCACCGCAATCTGCGGCGCATGATTCCCCACCACCAGCAGCTTGAAGCACGGCGTGAACTCAAACCAATCCTGCCTCATGTGCCGAGCCACCACCACATCGCCGCCGGTGAGTTGCTTCAGTTTGGCGTCATCCCACTTGCGCCCTTCCTGCGTTTCATTCGCAATGGCCAAGCGCGCACCCTTCAACATGGCAATCTCTGCCGGATGCCGGTCGCCCTTACTCTCCATCAGCGCGTCCATTGGCAGAGTCTTCGCGTACTCGCCCCAGGCATAGCGGATGGTGTCCACAAAGACGCTCTTGCCATTGCCCCCTGGTCCGTGGATAAACAGAATGCAGTGTTCTTTGGTCGATCCGCTCAGCGCGTAGCCGGCCCAGCGCTTCAAGAACGCAACCACCTCCGCATCGCCACGTGCAGCCTCGAGCAAGAACGCTTCCCACCTGGTGGTTGATCCACCTGGCTTAACGCCTACGCGCTTGGTGATGCTCAGATCGAGCAGCCGGTTGATCGCGCTGCCATCGATCAGGTCATACACATCGTCAGGCGCGCCGAATCCCCATAGGTGTTGGTCCCAATCAGCGCTACCAACCACCAAGCCATCGAATGATTCAGCCACTGACGCAAAGTAGCGCGCCCAACTGCCCGTATCGTTCGGATTCGCTTTGGCTGCGCCCTTGATGATTTCACCCTTCACCATGTTGAGCCGGTCGCGCTCCCAAACGCCCGAACTAGCACGCGTGTACCAACTGTTGCTATCGACGCACCACCGGTACTCCAGCTTGATCGCTTCCTTGCACCAATGCCGAGCCGCTTCATTCGCCTTCACCTTGGCTTCTTCACGCATTTCCATGACCATCCCCCTCAATCCCTTCAAGTTGGATATTTACTTTCAAAGGAAGTTCAGTCACCATTTGAATCGCCCTAGCCTTGATACGCGACTGCAATTCGATCGCCAGCGCTCCTGAAATACTGCCTTCCATTGCCTTACACGCGATTTCAATACGGCGATCAAGTTCCTTTTTGATTCGTTCCTCAAACATCATTTCGGCTAACAACTCCGATACGGACTTACGCATCTCTTGGTCAACCATTCGTTGGACGCTGGGGATGTCGTACTTTATTTTCTTGAATGCAATCTGTCCTTCGCGGGTGTCCAGAATTATGGCCGAGTGTGTCTCACCATCAGCCAGTGGGTAAATCTCGAACGTAATGCCTTCAGTACTTTGGTGTCTCATTCTTAATCCTCTCTAAGTTTCCGAACAGGCGCGGGAAGCACACGGCACCCGCGCCCATTCGGTGCGATCACTTGACCGCGTTTGCTCGTTGTTCGCTTTCGATTGTCCGGAACACCAACTGCGCGAGGTTGTTGAGCCTCTGCAGCGCGTCCGATTCATTCAGCCGGCCAGCGCTGACCTCATCGCAAATGCCCTCGATGCGGCGTGCAATGGTCTGAATGATGTTGCCCTGCAGACTTGCTTTGTCGCGGAAGTGATCCACCTCACGCTGCAATCCTGCCGACGTGCTGCGCCAATACTCGGTGTCGTACTTGCGGATAGGGATCATTCCTCGCCCCGCTTCCGCACCGGCTGGCACGCTTCATGCTCAGGGCACAGGAACAGCAGCAGGAAGACTCCCACCGCCACCAGGCACGCGATCACTGTGAATAGGTCAGCCATTGCGGACCTCCAGTAGCGCAGCCTCTACGGTTCCGTAGTGAGCACGGGCCGCCGACCGCACAAGCTGGCGCACCACGTGCACCTTGGTCGACCCGTCGTACTTTGCGATTGCCGCCAGCAGGCCGTCAGTGATCATGTCGACCCCGATCATCCGCCGATCCTTCTTATCCATCAATTTCCTAGCCATATTTGATACCTTCCATAGTGCGACGCAGACCAACGCGGTCTAGCTTCCCCCAAGATATCGACGCACAAGCCGTTTGTCTGCAATAAATCTACAGTTTACGCATAATATTTATGCTGTAGCCATGCAAACAGTCTTCGAATCGCCGATGGCGTACCGGCATTCAGCGCCGCTTGGCGCTTCTGACACCCGCCGCAGGGTTTTATCCCCACCGCCTTGGTAGCGCCGGCAATGACATCCCCTAAACCCGTTTCCGGTTCAGCAGCTTGGCACTCGCTGACTACCAGGTCGCCGTCAATAATTCGGAAACACCGTTCCCGTCGTTCACCCAGCCACTCATAGTGAACCGTTACGCGACGCGCACCACGTTTACTGATGATGGGGGCTGCCATGGGGTTGGTGACGTTACTGAGTCCAATCCGTTCGCGCTGCATACGACGCCTCCAGGTATTCCGCAGGTGGTCCCGATTGGACCATAGGTGTGCGCTGCTGTTGGGTAGGTGACTTTAACGAGGGGGTATGAACCAAGCGCCCAGTATTGCGAGCCAGTGGGCCGCTTGCTGTAGACACAGATCCAACTTTGAGTGGTAGAAATTGTTGAGGTGGTCTGATCGCATTCCATCCCCGGCCCATTGTCTTGAAAGAATGGGTAGTCGAATGAGTTGGTAAACGTGTAAACGACTTCCACGAACGATCGACAATCATCGTCTTCCTCAGTTGAATTTACCCAAGTGCATTCACTGCCCGAAATACCCGGAATAAACCGCGCAGTCGGTGCGGCCACAGTAATTTGGACGTGAGTGTTGAAGGTATAAGCAACGTCAGGGTAATACGGTCCTCCCACATCATTACCGTCTGGCGCCTTACACGTTGTCCACTCCATGTACGAGCTTCCAGAGTTAGTCGGTGCAGTCGCGTCAACCATGGCATTGCAGTAGTCAGTCTCATCGCAAACCAACATCGAGAAAGTGTCGTTACCTACTGCCTTTTCCTTGAACGTCACAGAACCACAGCTTCCCCGCTGGCATGATTTGACTACTCCGCCCGTGACCAATGCACCGCTACCGTCTGACACACCTTCAATACCACTTGCTGAAACCGAGATAGACCAACGAGTTACCGTAGCCGGTGATATTGGATCCGGACAAGGGTTACACGGTATCGGTCCACCTGGTGGCTCCTCACCACAGCAGCATCGCCGTTTGCTCATTTGCCGCCCTGCCGACGGCAATACAGGTAACCACCTACGGTTCCAATCAATGCCAGCATGATGCCAAACCACAGACTCCCAATTAACGATTCCATTGATGCAAAGATCATTTCCGTGCCTTCTTTCCTACAGGTCTGAACTTCCTGAACGTGTTTCCGACTGAGCATCCACCCGCAAACGTGACTACGAGTAGCGCTACCATCCAGATCGTGTATTGGGTTGTAGTCAACATTCCTTATCTCCGTGGTATGTACATGT